CCTCAATCGTGAGCGATCCCAACTCATTGGCCGCAATGTCATTGCAGGCCACGCCCAAGATCAGCCCCTGTACAACCACGTCGCCAGCGGTTACAGCGCCGGTCGGGGTATAGTCGATGGATTCGCCATTGTGTTTGTAAATCGCCATGTCCGTATCCTCCAAAAAAGGTTGATTGAAAAATAGCCCGCACTTAAAGGCGGCGGGCGGGCCTGTCACGGGCTTTCAGCCCGAGTTGTTCAGCTTCCTTCCGCTTCGCCCAGCATCTTGATGCCGCCGCGATAGTCCTGTTTGCTCGCGCCGAAGTCGAAATACCCTCGGAACTGGACGCCCAGGGTATTGAAGTCCGCGTCCGCCCTTTCGACGGTCGGGGTCTGGACGCCGTTTAAGAAACACAGCTCGACCGTCGGCATGTCCATGGGATTGGCCAACAGGTAATACGCTGCCGCGCTATACCCGGTGTAGGCGCTGTCGTCCAGGTAGCCGGACGATACCACGGTATACTTGCCCACGTGCGGATTGCTGTTGGGCTTGGGCACGTTGGCAGTAGTGGTCTCGTTGACCATCGCCGTAGTCATCAGCTGGCTCGCCACCACGCTCAGGGCGGACGGCACGAGCAGGATTTGCGGCTTGTGCGCGACGCGCGGGGCGCCCGTGGCAGTGCTTTCCTTCATGGCGCGGAACAGCACTTCGGCGGCAGTGAGACCGGCAATCGCCAGCGCGGTATCGGTGCCGGTGGCGTAATTGCCGCGCGCTTCGGTGAAGAAAGTGGAATTGTCGAGGAATTCCGTCCAGAAAACCTTGTTGAGCTTCTGGCCGCTGCCGCGCCCGATCTGGCGCGGAATGGCGGAAAGCGCGTCCAGGTCGTCGTTGATGAACATGGTGCGGGTGATTGCGAACATCTTGCCATAGGTCTTGGCCTGGTTGGTGTAGCTTTCCTCGCCCACTTCGCCATGTTTCAGTTCGCCGCCGGGGCCGACCTCCTCGAATTCCATAGATGCGGTGAGGCGATAGCTGGTGATGGTCTTGAAATCCTTCACCGGGCGCACGGCGCAAATCTTGGTATAGTCGTTTTCCACGCTCTCGAATCCGGCAAGCAACTGCTTGTTGGCCACGTTGGAGAGAATGCCCGGCAGGCTGGCCGTGCTGAAAGCGGCGCGCAGAGCGTCCGCCGTGAAGCTACGCCCGGTAAACCCGTTCGCCCAAGCCGCTTCCATGATGATCCGCTGGCAACCGATGGAGCGGAATTCCTTAGCCGCGAAGTTGACGGCCTTCTCTCCATGGGACTTGAGCAGGCTGTCACCGCTGAACCCGCCCGCCATGAGAATTCCGGCCTCCAGCGCCTTGAAGGTGTCGGCGTCGGTGTTCTGTTGCGGGATGATGATGCCGGGCATTCCCGGCGTCTTGCGCTCGGCGCGGAGCACTTCCAGTTCCGTTTTGTTGCAGTCCCAGCCTTCGGAAATGGCTTGGGCCGCAATGTCCGGATACTTCGCCGCGATCTTCTGCACTTCGCCGATGCGCGAAGTCTCTGCGGCCATGTCGGCGCGCATTTTGGCCACCGGGTCGATGCTGCCGGCCGGAGTCTGCGCCACGGGCGCGGGGATCTCGGTTTTCGCCAGCGGCTGCTCGGTCAGCTTGGTCTGTACCACTTTCTCCTCATTCGTTTTTTCCATCTTTGTTACCTCCTTATCCTGAGAACTTGAGCATGCGAAACTCGCGTTTGCGCAACAAAAAAAGCGTTCCATTTTCGAGGCCCATGCCTCGGGAATCTGCGCCATAAACTGTTCTGAAATTTCCGCCCTGGCTTCAACCGCATCCGAAACCTCGTCCGCAAAGCCTTCCTTTTTAGCTTCGGCGGCGGAAAGGAAAGTATCCTCCGCAAGCAACTTTTCGATTTCGGTTTTGGCTTTGCCGGTGCGCTTGGCATAAGTCGCCACCAGGCCGTCACGCACCTTATCCAACACATCCGCGTTTTTGCGAAGTTCGGAAGCGTTTCCCGCCGCATAACTCCAAGGCTCATGAATCATCATCAGGGCGTTTTCGGCCATGCTGATACGGTCACCCGCCATCGCGATAATGCTGGCGGCACTAAAAGCCGCGCCGTCGATCTTGACGTGGACGGTGGCCGGGTGCTCTTTGAGCAAATTGTAAATGGCATTGCCGTCGAGGGCGCTGCCTCCGGGGCTGTTCAGACGCACGGTAATGTTTTTGACATTCATCCGCGCCTGCAATGCGTCCGCGATATGCTTTGCCCGCACTCCCCAATAGCCGATTTCGTCGTAAATGGTGAGTTCCAGCCCGTCCTCACCTTGCGCTTGGAAGGAAAAGCCCAGCTTCCGGTTTTCCGGCTTGCGGTCGCCCGTGGCCGGGGCATTGAAAATGCATTGCGCCTCAGTTTTCATCATTGCCGTCTCCTTCTTCCTCATCCTTGTCCTCGCCGGTAGTGGCGGCTTCGGGCGCGGGCTTGCCTTCTGCGGTGAGCGGCGGCAACCCCAAGCGTTGACGCTCGTCTGCGATAAACTTTTCTTCCAGCATGGCCTGTGAAATTTCCCTGCGCCAGTCTTTGCCGTCTTTGGCATATTCGGCCTGGTAGGTGGTCGACTTGTTTTTGAGCTTGGTGTCCTGCGCCGTGGCCTCCTTGTTGGGGTCAACATGCGGTAGGCCATCCCAATGCCACTCATGGGCGACGCCGTAGATGTCACGCCCCAGGCGATTGATAAGGCCATATTCCCGGAGCCAGGCAGAGAGGATGCGGTCGAGAATGATTTGTTCAATGACGCTGCGCTCCACCGCGCAACTGCGATAAAACGACTGGTGGTCAAGCCTGCCGGAGGCATAGTTGTAGGGCGACGAATCCCCGGCGGCGATGCCGTAGGGCACGCACAGGCAACGGGCAATTTCGGAGATGATCGCCTTCTTGAACATTTCGTAGGTAGCGCCCGGTTGCGTGACATTCGGCCAGGTAATCTTTCCGCCCGGCGGGGTAACGTTTATCATCCCACGCTCGAACGGGAATTGCTCGAACGCTGCAAGGCTGGTCAATCCTTCCTCGTCGTCCAGAATTTCCGGGGTGTAGGCACCGGTCATGCTGGCCTGGAGTTCTGCCGCGCTGAGCGTGGCCAGGGTATAGCGCCGGAGCTGCGCGAACAGCGGAAGCGCTGACACGATTTCGGGTATGCCGCGCACCTGTCCGGGGCGAATGGCGTTGAAATAGTGGATCATGTTTTCGGCGCGTACGAAAACCTCCTCCTCCCAAGCCTGCGGTGCAAGGTCATTCACCGGGCGCTTGACCAGCCGATATCGCGCCGGATTTCCGAAGGCGTCAAAGGTAATGCCGTCAACCTCATTTTCTTTTGACGAAAAGCCTAGCGTTTCGCCCTTGACCAAGTCGTCCTCGATCAACTGCAGGTCGAGCATCACCGGGTGGTTGTGAAACGGGTTGCTGAAAAGGCGAATGAAGATGGCCCCACATTCGGCTTTTGACATGCGGGAAACGCGGAGCTTGCCACCCAATTCAACCGCCTTCTGCCAGGCCGAAAATTCGTTTTCGATTTTTTCGTTGAGGGGTTCATCCGGGGTGAGCAGTTGCAGGCGCGGGGCAGTACCGACGGTGTAGTCGGCCAGGCTGCGAATGATTCCGCGCGCGTAGCAGTTGTTGGCGCACTCATACCGGGCGCGCTTGCGCAAGATGGAGCGCACGAACGGGGATGCCATGCCATTTGGGCCGAGGTCGTCGGCGTTCGCCCAATGGTTGACGTTGTCGCCATACTGCTGGGCGGCGTCGAATTTAGCGCGAGGTTCGCGGACAATGACGCGTCGCACGGTCGCCTTAGGCACCGGCAGGGTGGCGATTGCGGCATTGGCTCGGGATTCCGCCTTGTGTTGTCGTGAACGCTTAGACATCACACTGCCCCCGGTGGAATGGTTTTGATGCCGCGCAGGCCAAAACAGGCTGCGCGTGCGCGACGCTTGGCCGAGAGGTACTTGTCGGCCTCGATCAAGTCGCTGATTTTGCGGGTGGTCATGCTGCCAGTGTCACCGGACACGGATGCAGGGATGGCGGTAGCGGCTTCGATAGTGGTTTCGATAGCAGTTTCGTCTGCCATATCCCGGCCTCCAAACAAAAATAGACCGTGCGAAGGGTGCGGCCCCGCACGGCCTACTTTGGTTCGGAAGCGGATCAGGCTTCCATATTGCATCTATACCTTATCTATATAAGGACGCAATCTAAATATAGATAAAACTCAACTTTTGATGAAAAAAGTGACATATATACCACTTTCTGCATTTTTGGGGTTTGAAATTCAGGGTAGCCTACTCTTGTTTTCTGCGCATCTTATTGAGATTCAGTATAAGTTTCTCAAATCAGAAAAATGTATTTGCAATCCTCTAGACGTAGGGTATATTCCTATGAGCCAAGCAAGAGGGAATCACAACATACACATTGCCGCCCCCGCTTGCCCACCTTGAACCCTGTCGCTTGGCTGTGCCAGAATTCAAATGCAGGCGGAGGCGGTTTTTCATTCTGACTTAAAGGGCATATTATGGCAACCGAAAAGAAACAGAAGTTGGAAAGCATCGAAGGGCTTGACCCCCTATCCCGGTACAGACGCATCGCGTTTATCGCTGGCAGCAAAGGCGATGATGTGTGGCGGGAGCAGCAAACTATTTACGCCAATGCCGTCCATGACAAAATCATCTCCGATGCCGATTTTCTGATGGATAGTTGGCGAAGCGCGCGCATGTCGAATGCTGCTGCAAAAGCGGCCAAGAAGGCGCAAATTCTTCGCGCCAAGGCCGACAAGATCGAGGCCGAAGCGCGGGCGGTCGCCGAATAGGTCAATCTCTCCTGATGGGAATAGATGCCATGCCAGAAGTCAAACAAATAGCCATCGACAAAATCAAACTGGACGAACGCACTCAACCACGGTGTGAAATCGACGAGGATTTAGTATCTCAATATGGCGGTGTAGTCATTGAAGGAAAACAGTTCAAAGAACCAATTGTCGTATTTTATGATGGTGAACATTATTGGTTGGCGGATGGTTACCATCGATATTATGCCGAAAAAAATAATTATATAAAAGAAGTTAGTGCGGATGTCCATGCCGGACAATTGCGTGATGCTATCCTGTACAGTGTGGGAGCCAACGAGACGCACGGAAAACGCCGAACCCCGGCCGACAAACGCAAAGCGGTTGAGACGCTACTTGCAGATTCGGAATGGGGGAATTGGAGCGACCGGGAAATCGCGCGGCAATGCAAAGTTTCTAATACATTCGTGAGCAAGTTGCGCGAGCGTCTCACTGTAAACGTTGACAGTGAGAATTCCGCAGAACCCGCAGAAACACCCTCAATTTCATCCGAAAATGTCGCTAACAGCGAAATTCCAGAAAACGAGGCGGATGATAACGAACGCACCTATACTACAAAACATGGTACGGTTGCGACTATGAACACGGCCAATATCGGAAAGGAGAAAGAACGATGCAAAACGCGGATTCAAGAAAATCTGAAAAGCGCCGTCCTGTTTGCTTTGCAAAAAGCGGCGGACAATATCCCGCTGGAAATGGCAGAAATGATG